GCAGAGTCCCCTTGTCGTTTTTATTTTCGCTTCGGGGTCGAAATCAACATGCTCCCTCGTTAGGAGCGGTTCGTTTTCGACGATCTCTGTTTCACCATTTCGAGTGGGCGAGGCTCCATCGCACGAGATCAGTTGAATGCACCTGGCTGGGTGGCCGGTCGTAGGGGTGAGTTCGCCGGTCTTATTGTCGTGCCCATTGGATCTGATCGGAGACGGACCCTTCTTTCCAGAGTCCGCCGTCGGGAGGTGGCCGGGGTGTCGCAGAAGCCGAGGTCCTGGCGCCTTGCCTGTTCGCCGATCAGGGAGATCCGTTGCTTCTGCCTCACCGCTGTGGAATCCGTCGCGGGTGTGGCGTGCTGATCGGCCCTGACCGGGGGACTGCAACGGATCGAATCGGACGGGCCTGCATATCCAAAAACGAACAACGCCGCTATTTCTGCGGCGATGGCCAAATGGAAGTCGAAGAAGTCCGGGCTGTTCGGTGCCGCCTGCTCATGCCCCGGCCCTCGCGGTGAATAGTGGGGCAACCTTCTCCATCCTCCGCTCGCTCATCGCCAGGTACTCCGCGTTGTTGTCGATGCCGATGTAGTTGCGCCCGTGGCGCAGGCTCACAACTCCCGTGGTGGCCGCACCGTTGAACGGGTCCAAAACCGTCCCGCCGACCGGGCAGCCCGCGAGGATGCAGGGCTCGATCAACTTCTCGGGGAAGGTGGCGAAGTGGGCTTCGGGGAACGGCTGGGTTGCGACGGTCCACACCGTGCGCTTGTTGCGAGCGTCCGGCCATTCGGGTTCATTGCCCACGAGCGTCCCATTGTGCCCGTTCTCTGCATGCTTGATCCCGCCAATGGGCGGCATCTTCAGGCGGGATCTCAGCCGACCGCCGCCTTTGTCCGCGCCTCCGACCTGTCCATCGCGGCGGTACAGGTGGCCGTCGATTCGGTCTTTCTCTGTTGACTCCGCAAGGGGTTCCGCGATCCCCTCCGCGTCGTAGTAGTACCGCGCGCTCTTCGAGAGAAGGAAAATGTATTCATGGCTTTTGGTCGGCCGGTCGGCGACGCTCTCGGGCATCGGGTTGGGCTTGTGCCAGATGATGTCAGAACGGAGATACCAGTCGTCGGCGCGGAGGGCGAAGGCGAGGAGCCAGGGCATGCCGATGAGGTCTTTGGGCTTACACTCCGACACGCGGCCGAGACCATCACGATTACGCGGCGAATCTTCACGCACGACCCCGTTGGCGCGGGCCGATCCCTTGCGACAGTTGCGTTCGGACTCGTACGAACCGCCGCCGCCATGACCGCCGCCCGCGTACCCGTCCCCCATATTCACCCACGCGGTCCCATCGTCCCGCAGAACCCGCCGCACCTCGCGGAACACCGCCACCATCACCGACACGTACTCATCGGGCGTCGCTTCCAGGCCGATCTGACCGGGCGTCCCGTAGTCGCGCAGGCCCCAGTACGGCGGGCTGGTCACGCAGCAATGGACCGAGCCGTCCTCCAGCGTCGGCAGGACCGCACGAACGTCGCCGTGGATGAGGCGGTATCTGCTCACTCCTCGCCCCTCTCTCCGGTCTGGTATTCCCAGCAGGGTTTGCAGATGACGGCGGAGGCGATGGAGGGCGAGCCGATGATCACGTTGCCACAGTAGCAGCAGACCTCGCCGTCGATCAGCATGGCGGCCAGCAGGTTGACCTTGCGGCCGTCGTCGCTGTCGTCGTGGAGGATGTGGTCGGTCATCCCGTGATCCCCAGCGCGGCCTCGACGGCGAGCAGGAGGGCTTTGGTGGGGTCTGGCTTCAGGCAGAAATGAAACGATTTCCCGGTGTCGTCGGCTCGCTCCATGAGCCAGAGCACGCACCGATCGCGGATCAGGGCGGCGGCAAGATCAGGTCCGCATTCTCCGACATAGTTTTCTGGACCTATGGACGAAATGCACCACGATTCGAGATGAAGCACCGACCCGTACTCAAGCCGAGATCCGTCTATGACTGGCCTCAACTCCGGGCACTTATGCCAGATCCGTTCGAGCCGTGCCGGGTCCAGAGTGATCATGACCGCTCCGCGCAAAGCACCACCCACTTCGTCGCCCCGGTGATCCGTCCAGAGATCAGGGCAAGATGTGGGGGTGCGATACGTGACTGGGTTGTGCTGGTCTGGACGGATCAGCGATCGATTTGTACCGGCTCTACTCGTCCTTGTCAAGCCCCTCGCGCAGATGCTTCCACGGGCTTGTCGGTTTCTTGATGTGCTTCGGCGAGCACCCGCCGCAGTACGCCCCCTTGTGGAAGTGGGGAATCCCGCAGTCCAGGCAGTATTTTGTATCCTGTTCGGATCGCTTCATCGGCGAGTGCTTTTCCGGCTTGCCCGTTCTCTGGTAGACGCGCGGGCTTGGCTGGACCGGCTCGGGCGGGTCCTGCCATCCCTCCGTGGGGCTGATGCGGCTGGCCTTGCCGAGGGTGGTGGTGCTCATGACCGGTATGCTAAACCGTGATCGTGTTCTTCGTCAAGCCCAAACTGCACTGGCGGACGCTGACGCTGCGGTGCCTGTCGCTGTCGGCGATCACGCACTGCTGCCCGTGCAGCGCCGGGTACGTGCTGGACCGGAACTGGAAGCGGGTCTCGATCATCCGGGAAGAGGTGTTCGTGCGGGCCAATCCGGGCCGGTTGCTCGGCATCGCGGTGTCGGGGCCGACGGTCGCGTTCCCGATCCGGAGCATGGGCGAGTACCCGACGGCGGGCGCCTGGAAGAAATACCTGCTTGGAGCCGGCGCACGCTGGGCCGATGACTGTGTAGGATTGACCGCCGAGATGCTGGCGCAGGCCGGGATCGTTGTCCCGGCGAGGATCAGGACGCCGGCGGGTCTGTTCCGCTGGCTGAGGAGGCGGTATGCCGTTTGCGACTTACGATGACGTGCCGATGGAAACGCTGGTCTCGATGGCCGAACTGCTCGCGCGCAAGTGCCCGGCCCCGTGCATGACGGCCCCGGTCTTGAGCGAGGAACTGGCGACGTTCAACTACGAACTGGGTCGGCGCTCGGTGGTCGAGGAACTCCTGATCGAGAAGCGGCGGCGCGAGAACGAAGCCAAGCGAGGGGCGAAGGCCTAGTTGAGTTCCTACACGACCAACTCGGCGGCGCTGCTGATCCCGACCGAGCCCTCGGGCAAGCCCGGGCCCGGCGAGATCCGCGCCTGCTTCGAGCGGGACCATAACGTCCGGCTGAACATCCTGACCGAGGCCCGCGAGTGCGCCCGCCTGACGCTCCCGGCCGAACTGCCCCCGATCGACCAGACGCAGGACTACGAGCTGCCCAGCAACTACCAGTCGCTCGGCGCCCGCGGCATCATCAACTTCGTGGGCAAGACCATGGTGGAGGTGTTCCCCGCCGACCGCCTGTGGGTGCAGCAGGAGGTGGCCGCCGAGGTGCAGTACGACCCGGGCGTTGACCCCGCGAACATCGAGAGATGGTCGCAGCGCCTGTTCCTGATGGACGAGTACATCATGGCGGCGCTCGCGAGCGCGAACTACACGCAGCAGCGGGGCCGGATGCTGGGCCTCCAGGGGACGCTGCGGCAGTTCGTCACGCAGGTGGTGGTGACGGGCGATTCGCTCATGCGGCAGGACGACAGCCTGCGGCTGATGGTGTTCCGCCGCGACCGCTACGTGACCCGCCGCATGGACTCGGGCGACGTGTGCTACCACGTCACCATCGAGGGCAAGGACCCGCTGGAACTGACCGACGAGCAGCTGGATATGTGCGGGCTCACCCGCTCTGAGGTCGAGGAGGTCGAGAGCTACGAGCGGTACAAGCCCCTGTACACGCGGACCGAGTACCAGCCGCGCGGGAAGAACTGGCTGGTCGAGCAGGAGTTCAACGGGCACATCTTCAACACGACCGAGGAGTCGGTGTCGAGCCACTTCACGGCGCCGTTCAACCTCTCGCCCGCCGAGCACTACGGCCGCGGCCTCGTCGAGATGAACCGCGGCGACCTGTCCAGCTACGACGCGATGTGCGAGAAGACGCTGGACTTCGCGGCCGTCGCGAGCAAGCACTACCCGATCATCGACCCGTCGAGCGAACTCCAGGCCGATGACCTGCAGCTGCCCTCGGGGAGCATCCTGCACGACCGCGTGGAGAACGGGCAGGCCAAGTACCTCGCGATGTACCAGTCCAACAAGCTGAACGATTTCTCGATCGTGCAGCAATCGAAGGAAGGGTTGCGGGGCGATATCGGCAAGGTGTTCCTGATCGGGTCCGAGACGGTGCGGAACTCCGAGCGCACCACCCTGGGCGAGGTGCAGTCGGTGACGCTGGCCGAACTCCAGGGCTCGACCGGCGGCTTCTACGCGACGCTGTACGGGACGCTGCAACTGCCCCTGTTCCTGTCCACCCGGTACAAGATGCAGCGCCAGAACAAGATCGTGACGCTGCCCAAGGACGCCGTGAAGGTGCAGGTGCTCTCGGGCATCGAGGCCCTGGCGCGGCAGGCGCGGGCGCAGAAACTCGTCACGTTCGTCGAGGTGATCAAGGGGTTGGAAGGGACGGTCAACGACCTGAACATGGACGTTGTGATGGAGGTCCTGGCGCGGCTGTCGGGGGTGTACGAGCCGGGCATGATCAAGACGCCGGAGCAGAAGCAGGCCGAGCAGCAGCGGGCGATCGCCGCCCAGACCCAGGTGGCCGCGGGTCAGCAGGCCGCGGAAACGGCGGGTAACATCATCGAAGCCCAGGTGGGCGCACGAGGAGTAGGAACCAATGGCTGAAATCGTTTTTGAAAACGATGTCGCCTGCGTGTTGACGGATAGCCCGCATCACATCGAGTACAGGTGGGTGGCTCGTGATCATTATCGCGATGCCGTATTGCTGTCCGAGCACAAAAGACTGATCCGCGTGAAAATGGACAGGGCGATCAAGGCCAACCCAGACCTTGCCGGAGCGGATGTCCACTGGGGCGAGCGGTACTTTCACGACAAACTGGCCTGGTTCGTCTATGCTGTCGCGCTACAAGGAGCAAAGGAACATGCCGGAAGTTGAAGTGACGGACCCCCCTCCGAAGGAGAAGCTGGCGGGGAAGTACACCGACCGGGCGGCGCTCAAGGCCGGGTTCATCGAACTGTCGAAGAAGTTGGAACTCGACGACCTCTCCGAAGACGCCATCGACACGGTGTTCAAAGAGGACAAGGCCCTCGAGAAGGCGTACCTGGCGCGGGCCAAGGTGCTCAGTTCCCGCAAGGTGGAGGCGGCGACGAAGCCGGTCGAAAAGCCCGTCGAAACCACGAATGCCCCGGCCAATGACCCGTTGGCCATCGGCGCCGTCGATGACGACCCGGACGTGGACGGCATCCTGGCCAAGGCCGGGCTCAAGGCCGATGACCTGGTGAAGTCGTGGGAGGCGGGCGAGAAACTGACCGACGAGCAGTACGCGGCGCTCAAGAAAGTCGGCTACCCGCGCAAGATCGCCGACACGCTGATCCGGGGCCAGTACGCCGCGGCGGCCCTGAACGTGCAGGTCAAGCAGACGATCCGCGCCGAGGCCGCGAGCGCCGTCGGGGGCGAGGAAGCGCTGAAGAACCTGAACCTGTGGGCGGAGGCGAATATCCCCAAGCCCCGCATGGACACGTTCCGCGAGATGGTCAAGGCCAACCCCCGCGCGTACCCGGAGGTGGTGCGGCTGATCCAGGCCGAGCACGCCAAGGAACTGGGGGCCGGCAACGCCCAGCCGCTCGTGACCGGCGGGGTGAGCACGAACCTGAACGGCGCGCCCAAGACGTTCGCGGAGTGGAACGCCGTCCGCCGCCGGGCCGAGATGGGCGACCCGGCCGCGATCGAACTGCTGCGGAAGACCGACATCACCAAACTCGCATAGGATGAACCCGTGATCACAATCCCCGAAGACGTGCTGGCCAAGCTGGAGAAGATGGACGCCGATTTCCGGTTCGTCCATAAGCAGTGCACCCCGCAGAAGGGCATGGGCGAGGACAAGAGCGGGCTCTACTGCGAGGTCATCTGCCGCAAGACCGGGCAGATTATTTGTGCGCGCCGCGGGGCCGACCAGATGGACGCCGTGACCAACGCCGTCGAGGGCGCGGTCCGCAGCCCCAAGCCGATGACCAAGGCGCAGCTGGAAGACCCCGAACTGGTCGAACTCATCCGCAAGTTCAACCTCACCCGCGCGTCCAAGTCCAGCGAGGCCGATGCCGACCTGACCGTCGAGGACAGCCTCGGCGAGGAACCTCCCAAGAAGCGCGGCCGCCCGTCGCTGGGCAAGAAAGTGAACATCCCCGCGGGGATCTAGGAGCCCGACATGGCCTCGACCGTCCACAGCACGACAACCGTTGACACCGTGGCGTTCGCCGGTCGGTCGCTGACCCGCTGGCCGGTCTACGACGGGACCACGCTGGCCGGTCCCCCTCGCGGCGACTTCTCGGGCGGCAAAGAGGAACTGTTGCAGGACCTCATCGGGGCGCTGGATAACCCGACGCTCCTGTCCGACGTGATCCAGCGCCTGAGCAACACCGACACGAGCACATGGACCGACGTGGGCTCGCGGATCAACTGAACAGAATGACGCTGCTCCAACCAGACCTGCAAAAAGGGGTGTGGGCACCCGCCGCCAACTCGACCCCAGAAGAACGGTTGTCTTCGCGCCGGAAACTGGCCCGGGAACTTGCTGACAGGCACGGGTGTCCTATTGGCGATATCGATCATGGCGAGCAGCATTACGCGGACCGCATGGCCTATCTTGTCTGGGCGGCCGTGAAACTTCCAGATCATGGGGCGAAGTGGACATTCTTCGTTCCACCAGAGTTCCCGGCTATGCTTCCTCAACAGGCACTCGCCGCGAACCCATCCGTGGACACTCGCGGCGGCTGACCGGGCTGAAGACGACTTCTTGAAGCCGGCCGCGCGAGAGCGACACCGACCGGGCACCTCCGTGAAGCGGACAAGCCGAAGCGTGTTCTTCACCTTCGACCCTTCCTTCATGGAGACATTCCATGTCCAACGTCAATGCGGTGCAATATCTCGGCACCGGAACCGACGACGTTGACCTCGCTCTGAAGATTTACTCGGGGGTGTTCACCGAAGCGTGGCGCGCCCACGCCAAGCTGTTCACCTCCGATGTGCCCGTCATCCACCGCAAGACGATGGCGATGGGCAAGAGCTACCAGGTCCTCGCCTTCGCCGAAATGCCCGAGCCCGAGCAGGAGTACACGCCGGGGATCGAACTCCTGGGCCAGAACTACGCGGTCGATGAGTACGTCATCACCCGCGACAAGTACGTGATCGAGCACAACTGGGTGCCCCGCGACGCCATGCGCACGGACCACTTTGAGATCCTGCCGCGGATCGCCAAGACCCACGCCCGCAAGATCCCGATGACGATCGACCGACGCCTCTTCATCACCTCTGCCCTCGCGGCCCGGGCGGCGGCCAAGACCAAGAACGGCCTCAACGTCAACTTCGGCGGCAACCGCGTGACCCGCACGGGCGGCTCGCTCGCCTCCGCCTACCCCAAGAGCGCCACCGGTGCGGCCAACTTCCGGGCCGACCTGCGGAACCTCGGGCAGTTGATGGACGAGGACAACATCCCGCCGGACGACCGCTGGCTGTGGATCACCCCCTACATGGCCCACGTGCTGTCCTACGACAACTCCGGGCAGGTCTTCAGCCGGGACTACATCGAGACGACCGACGGCAACAACGTCATGCGGCGCGAGGTGCGCATCATCGACGGCTTCAAGGTCATCGACGAGCGGGTGAACACCACCACCAACAACGGCTCGATGCCGGACCAGAACATCACCACGGGGCCGACCAAGTACCAGGCCGACTTCAGCGTGCAGTCCGCGACCGGATCGCCGGTAGCGCTGGCGCTGTGCCAGGGACCGGAGGGCGACGCCGCCGTGTCGATGGGCACCTGGGAGACGGTCCAGAACTTCGTGCAGTACTACCCGGACAAGCTGTCGTGGCTCGTGGCCAGCTTCATCCTGTGCGGCATCGGCCAGATGTCGCCGCAGTGCGCCGGCTCCATCGAAGTCATCACCTGATCAAGCCGGGTCGATTGACCCAGAAAGGAGCCAGAAATGTCCGCAACAACTCTTGGCGCAAATCTCGGCACCCCTCCCGGCCTCGGGCGGATGGGAACGCCTGTCGCCATCTCCGGGATGGCGATACAGCACTACTCGGGCGGATCGGGCCTTGTACTCACCGAGTTCCAGTTCGATTCGATGGCCCTGTCCATCACCGACGCGCTGGCCTATTCCAGCCTGCTCATCCACACGATGCCCAAGGGCAAGATCAAGGTCCTGTCCAGTGCGTCCTACCTCATCTTCACGACGACTTCCGCCATCGCTTCCACGCTCAACTCAGGCGTGACAGTCCAGTACGGATTCGGATCGGCGGCGGCGTCGGCGACCACGCTCGCCACGACCATGATCAACTTCCTGGCTGGCACCGGTCAGACCGTTCCGACCTTCACCTCTTCGACCACCATCAACGTCGCGCCCGCCGCCGTGACGCACCACGACCTCGCGGCCCTCGTCCCGATTGACGGGTCTTCCACTGCTCTGCCCGTCTACTTCAACCTCGCCGTCGGCACGGGCACCGACATCGACGCCGACGCAACCCTGACCGTCACCGGACGGTGGCTGCTCCTCTGGGCCAACATGGGCGGATACGCCTACTACCCGGCCAACATCGTCTGATAGGAACGGGTCTCGTTCTTTTCTCCTCACTCCTCCGGGATCGTCCCCGGGGGAGTTTTTCTTGGGTACACTCCGGCCAAGGAGCAAAGAATGAACCAGATCACGCCCGAGGTGGCCGACCGGCTGTTCCAACTGCTTACCCTGATCAACGTCCACTCGGGCAAGGCGCTGGAGTTCCACGCCGTCGAGCGGGCGCTGTCGCTCCAGAAGCCGTCCAAGCTGGCGATCGTGCGCGGCAACGGGGTGGCGCAGGAGCCGCAGAAGGAAGGCCAGCGACAGGGCGCGAGCAACGCCCGGTGGATGCACACGACCGAACTGTGCAACCTGCTCAAGTCACTGGGCGAGATCTATGAGGGCGTGCCGGCAGTCCAGCAGTAGGCCGTATCCAGTTCGGCCGCGGCTTCTTGATCCGCCCCTTGCCCCGCAGGAAGTCCTGCAACCGCTGTATCTCTATCTCATCGCTGAACTCGTCGGCGCGCTTCAGGGCCTTCTCCGGGTCCATCGCGAGCATGTGCTCCCACGCCTTCATGCACCCGGCCAGTGCGTCCAGTTCGTTGGGCGACTTGCCCAGGCAGTTCTTCTCGGGCCGGATGCGGGTGTACTGGTGCTGGAGCTTGGTGTTCTCGGCCACCGCGATGTCCCAGACCATGCGGTGGTTGCTCGTGACCATCTCAAGGGTGGCGACGATCCGCTCCTCCTTCATCCCGTGCGCGTGCGTGATCTTGGCGTCATCGACGATCGAGCAGGCCCAGCCCTCGGGGTAGGTGGTGTCGCCGGGCCGGATGAACTGGCGGGACAGGCGCGGCCGCAGGAGTTCGGCGTACATGCCGCCGCCGAAGTTGTCTTCGACGTACAACTCCCGCGCCCCGTGCCGCAGCAGCAACGCGCAGATCGCGTCCAGGGTCCGCTCCTCGTAGCCGCCGTCCAGACCCACGCAGCACTTCACGTGGAAGAAACCCGACAGGTGCCCGATGATCGCCAGCCCGTTGGAGTCCTCGCCCTTGCCAGAGGTGTCCAGGAACGCCTTGGTGCCCGTGTACGGGGCGTACCGGCCGTCGATCCTGGCGGGGCGGTAGAAGCGGTCCTCGTTGAACCCGAGGCACTGGATCGACTCCAGCGCCGTCGTGCCGTTGGAATCCTGCTGGCCGTAGATCAGGTGGATGGGCGCCTGGTTTCGGTCAACGTGCATGACCATCAGGTCGGCGAGTTTGAGCCGGTACGGGTTGGCGATCGCGAGGTTGGTCTGGAGCATGCGCTCCATCAGCCACTCGGTGCGGGGCAGCGACTCCATGTCCTGCTTGCACTTCTTCTCGTCGAACCGCTTGGGGACCGTGGGGTTGCCCACGCCGGCGCGACCGTCGGCGAGGTCCTTGAGTAGCATGGGGGCCATGCCCAGCGCGCCCTTCACCTCCGCCTTGCTGGGGTAGACCTGCGGCCACGTGCGGAACACGTACCCGCGTTTTTCCATCTTGAGGTACACCGTGTCCTCGTGCTTCACGGTGCCGACGATGATGACTTCGCTGGGGAACTTGGCCGACATGACCTCGGGGTCGTCTTTGTCCACCACGTCGGGGTAGAGGATGTTGACGTACTCGTTGATGACGTGCGCGAGTTTTTCGCGGGAGTCGAAGGTCTTGACGTTGTCCTTGGTCTCCACGTCGTCGGGGATGATGGTGTGGGCGCGGTTGCCCTCCAACTGCCCTTCGTTGCCGATCGCCTTGATGGACGGCTGCTTGGACTCGCGGGCTCCCTCGACGTTGAACGATGTGCTGGTGCCCTCGCGCGGCGGCGGCGCCATGTCCTCAAGGAACCAGCACCGATCGATCCACTCGCGGCACAGGCCCACGACTTCCCGCATGGCGAGGGCCGTCTTGGACGGCAGCAGGATCTTGCGGTTGGGGTCCTGGCGCAGGCGGAAGCACGAGAACGCCGCGGTACCGAAGTACGTTTTGCCCACGCCGCGGAACCCCAGCACGCCCCGGAGCCGGGGCCCGTTCTGGAACCACCGGGCCATGTCCATCTCGACGCGGCCAAGGGGGGCGACCTTATCGAGCCGCCGGTCCTGCCAGAGCGCGCGCAGGAAGAACGGGAAGTCGGTCCTGATCCGTTCGACGAACCGCTCGTGGTCGGCCTTGTCGATGATGGTGGTCACGCGGTCTTCGATTCTTCCTCAAGCCCGGCCAGCCGCAGTTTTGCCGCCTCTTCCAGCGACGGCTTCACGCTCTTGCCGCTCTTGGCCAGCCGACGGATCACGCACGCCATCTCGGCGGAGTTGATCGGGCGGTAGACGGGCTCCTTGTCCTCGTCGTGGCCGACCTGGACACCCTCCCGGAGCCAACCCAGCATCACCTCGTCGGCGAGGTCGGACATTTGCCGCTCGGTGTTCTTCATCGCTTCTCGGCGGAGTAGAGCGCCAGCATCTGCGCCGTCGCCTTCTTCTTGCTCAGGGCCTTTTTGGAGTAGGTCTTCTTGCTGCCAACCTTTTTGACCTTGTAACCACGGCCACTCTTGGATATGCTGTAAGGCATGGAATACCCATTCAAATGCCCGGTCTGCGGGCGGGACTTCGTGGGCAAGCACTCGCATCGTATCTACTGCTCGCGCTCTTGTCGCGCAAGCGTCATCAGACTTCAGCCGATGGATCGATTCCTAGCCGCGTGCTCCAAGCCGTCAAGGGAAGGGTGCATCTTGTGGAACCGATCCAAGACCGGCCCTGGACCGAAGACAAAGGGTGGGTATGGAGCGTTCTACGCGGATGGGCGCGTGACCTACGCGCATCGGTGGATCTGGGAAAACAAGCGTGGATCTATCCCTGTCGGGCTTTTCGTATGCCACAAATGCGACAACCCCGCTTGTGTTAACATCGGCCACCTATTCCTTGGAACGCACAAACAAAACATGAGGGACATGGTGGAAAAAGGCAGGCAGGGCATTCGACGGCGGGCTATGGCCCTTTCCTGACGATCTTGGGCATCCCGCCGGTGCCGGCGCCGGTGGTCTTGTTGGCCGGGATTCCACCGAGCGGCATCTGGTAGTTCTCCATCGACTTCGCGTTGGACATCATGGCGGACTTGCTCATCGAGATCGAACCGGGCTTGGGGGAAATCGGCGGCATGTTGCTCTGCATGGTTACCTGCTCACTTTCTTGACGGCCCCGATGGTGGTGCTCTTGCCCATGATCGGGGTGTGCTTGATCGGCACCTGGTTGTGGTTCATGGCGCGGGCGTGCGACATGGCCTGCGCCTTGGTCATCCGCGCGGCGGCCGACGACTTGCCCATCTGCGGCTTCTTCATGGGGGAATCCTATCCGAGCCGGATGATGATCCGGGCGTCCAGCAGTTCCCCGGCCCCGCCCACGTCCTTGCCGACCTGCACCCGGTACTCGTGGGTGTCCAGCAGGGTCATCGCGGCCGACTCCTGGATGTTCAGGGTGCTCGAAGAGGTGGAGACCTGCGAGTTCGGCACCGCCCGCGTCAGGTTCTCGTCGTACAACTGGGCGTAGACGTTCCCGGCGGTGGCCCGGAAGCAGGCTTCAAAGTGGGGCTCGATCGGCGTCCCGAACAGTTCGGCCCGGTGCCGGTACAGGCCGCCGTACATGGTGAAGGACAGGACCAGCGGGGCGTAGGGTGTGATCACGAGCGCCCTGGTGCCCGGGATCACCACAACCGATCCAACGTCCGCCAGCGGGGCGTAGGTGGTCAGGATCAGCGCGAGGGTGTCCGGGACCGCGGTGATGCTGGTGCCGATCGTGGGGGCGTAGGTGGTCAGCGACAGGGCGACCGTGGCCGGGATGATCGAGTAGGCGATGACCGGGGCGTACTTGGTCGTCGTGAGGGCGGCCGTGTCGGGGACCACCACCGTCCCGAGCACGATCGACGGGGCGAAAGTGGTAAGCGTCAGGGCCGCGGTATCCGGCACGATGGCCGTCGCGATGACCGGAGCGAAGGTCGTCAGCGTCAGCGACAGGGTGCCAGGCGTGGGCTGGATCAGCGGGGCGTACGTGGTCAGCACGAGCGCTGTGGGGCTCGCGGTGATGATGGCGGTGGCGATGACAGGGGCGAACGCGGAAGTCGCGAGCGCCGTCGGAGCGGCCGTGACGATGGCGGTAGCGATCACCGGCGCATAGGTCGTGATCGCAAGGGCGGTTGGGGAGGCGGTGACGATCGCCGTGGCGATGACCGGCGCGTACGTCGTGATGGTGAGCGACGCTGTGTCGGGGATGACAGCGGTGTCCGTGCCGCCCTGCTGGGAGTTGCGGCGCGGCGGGCGCGGCGTCAGCATTGCAAATGGAGCCCGCGCAAGGTCTCGGCATTCACGGGCCGTGAGCGCCCGATTCCATCGCCACGCCGCGTAGATCGTTCCGCTGAACCACAGGTCCGTGCCGCCGCGCCGGAACCGGCCCATTGTGAAGTTGGTCGCTCCGATCGGGGCTGGCGCCGAAGTCGAAGAAGTCGCGACCTGATAGCCGTCGAGGTACAGGGCGTGGTTCGTGGCGGAAGTGGAGGTCAGCACCAGCAGGTGCGCGAGCCCGTCGTTCTGCGTGATGGTGGGGGAAGCAAAAGTCGCGGGCCCGACATCCGAGTCGTTGCGGATGAACCCGGCGCACTGGTTGGTGGCGCTATTGACGATGATGCCGTAGCCCGGGCTGCTGTCGCCGTTCTTGGCCTCTCCGATAATCATCATCTGCGAGGTGCTGGTCCACGAGGCCAGGACCGCGATCGCCAGCGGGTAGGCGTTGCTGCAAATGATGGACTTGCCGTCCGCCTCCAGGTCGGAGGTTGTCCCGTTGAAGGAGAGGGCCCGGCCGCCGCGTCCGATGGTGGTCGAGAGGTTCGCGCCCACCGCCGAGAGGTGGCTCACCAGGTCGCGGTTGCCGAAGATCCCGCCGTTGAGAACAAAGGCGGACACCAGCCCCTTGCTGAGCGGATGTTGTCGCTGGAGGATGGGGGACCGCGGAGTGACGATCCTCGGGTTCGGCAGGACGGGGACCGCCATCGCTTACGTGTCCTCGACTGTGCCCTCGATCGGCATCAGCGTGATGGCCTGATTGGTCTCGGTCGAGTGCAGCGATGCCGCCGAGTTGTTCATCACCACGAGATTGCCGTACCGCTGCGCTGGCTGGAACCGCCCGACCGTCGCTGCCTGCACTGTGGCGGTCGCCTGCGCGGTGCAGACGAACGAGCCGATGAACTGCAACTGCGGGAGCGTGGCCGTGAGGTTCGACGAGTACCCCGCGTACGAGGCGTCGGTGCCGGTCGTGTTGCCGGGGTTGTCCGTACCCGCCGTGGCGGAACTGGATGGCGCCCAGTACAGGTCGATGGTGTTCCCGGCCGTAGGCGTCGCGGCGATCTCGAACGTCGCCTTCACTTCCCAGAAGTCGGCGCGGGTCGCGCCCAGGTCCAGCTTGACGGCCTGCCGCGCCGCCGCGTTCGCCAGCGAGGCGAGCGTGATGGCCGCGTCACCGCCGGAGTTCTTGACGACCTTGGCGGTGCCGTTCTGTACGCGAAAATAGTCGGGAAGTGCCATCAGGTCGCGCCGTACCTGTTATTCACGGCCGTCTGTACGTTGGTCAGGATCGTCGCGTCGGTCGCGGCAATGATCTGTGCCAGAGTCGCCGCCTTGTTGGCGATCAGGCACGGCCAGATGAGTTCCCTGGCCTTGTTCGGATCATCGCGAACAGCCGTCGCGAATCCCTTGCGAGACGCGGATGGAGCCGTTTCGGCGAGGATCGTCGCGGCATAGTCCTGCGCGGCGGCGATGACCTTCTGTGACAGCAGGCTATCGCTGTTCGCCTCGCCGTAAAGCTCTTGGTACGTCGCCACGGGCGTCTCCTATCGGGAATCCTCGATCAGGTACGCCTTGATCGCCGCGAGGAAGGCCTCGTTCGTGTCCGGGCCGAACCCATTGGCGACCACCGCGCCGCCCTTCTTCACCTCGACCCACTTCCCGTGCTTCTCGCCGGGCGTCTCGGTCGCGGTGTATCCCATCGTCTCCAGCGCCGCCCCGAGCAGGCTCGGGTCGATGACACCGCCCTCGATGGACTTCTGGCACGCGACGGCGATCTCATTCTTGGACTTCTTCGCGAGGTCGATAAAATGCAGCATTGCGGCTTGGCGCACGGGCGGTCCTTTCAGGCGAGCGTGAACACCCCGGAGGCGTTGGTCTGGACGGTCAGCGTGTTGCCGGTCGTGACCGTCACGTCGGCCGGGGTTGAATCGAGCAGGCAGTAGCAGAGCACGTTCCCGCTGACCTCGTAGATCACGGCGAAGCGGGCGGTGATGGAACCGCCAGAGGCTGTCCATACCGGATCGGTGGAAATATCCACGGTGACGGTCGTGGTCCCGGCGAGCGTGAGGGTGACGCCGATACCCCCGGTCGTGTACCCGTTGGCGTTGGCGACTTCGTTGGTGAGGCCCGCGTAGGTCGTGCTCGACGCGCCGATGTTGGAGGTACTGAGGAACAGCGCTTGCTTGTACGTGTCGCTGTCGATGTCGAACGTGCCGTCGAGGAGCTTGGTCCTGCCCCCGTTGGTAAAGGTCCATGCACCTGCGGCCATGTCCGATCCTTTCAGAAAACCAGCGGAGACGCCAGAGCGATCAGCGTGATGATACCAGAGGTCGGTGGGCTTCCGGCGGTCGCCGAAGAAGGAACCCACCCGGCGGGCGTCAGAACAGTATCCACCGTCGGGTCCCCGGCACCCAGCTTGGTCGGCTCCACGAACCCGGCGGCGTTCAGGCCCGCATAGCCGCCCGGAACGTCCTTCACCGCGACCGACTGCTTCGTGCTGAGCCCGGTGACGAGCACCTGCTTGGTCACCACTTCCTCGGGCGACATGCCGGGCATGAGCAGGCGCCGGTCGATGTTGATCTGCCGTGAGCCCATTACTTCCTCGGCTTGGCGAACTGGTTGATCCCGGCCTGGATCGCCTGCTTGATGCCCCAGAAGTTCTGCATCGGCAGCCCACCCGCGACAGTGCGGGCATCGGCTTGGTTGAAGCGCGGGTCATAGTGATACGAAGAGTCGAGCGTGTGCCCGGCGAACCCGAAAACCTTCTCCAGACCGACGCCGGTGATCCCCACCATCTTGCTCAGCGTGTCGAGCGGAGCGCTCTGAGTGAGGAACGCCGTCGCTGCTTCGACACGGGACGGATTCACGCCACCGCCGCCCTGCCCCAGACCTGTGGTGCGAGCGAAGGCGAAGAAGGGCGATCTGCCACGCGCGGCCATCATCGCGTCCACGGCCGTCGGGATCAGGGACGCGAAGTCGGCCTGCGCGAACGCGGCCTTGGCGATGGTGCCGGTCGAGAGCCGGTCCCGCAGGTACTTCTCCTTGTCGGGCCGGGCCAGCGAATAGAGGTAGGTGGCCAGCGTGTACGAGATCGCCTTCCCGAGCATCTGCGCCCCGTAGGAGACGTAGGCCGTGCTGTCGTTCATCTTCAGGTTGAAAAGCGTCTTGCTCTCGTAGGAGCCCAGCGCCCAGTGCTTGAACTGGATCATGGCGCGGGCGGTTGGCTTCTGCATCCACACGCCCATCTGGGTCGGGTCGGGGATGAAGGCCAGCCGCGAGGCCGTCTTGCTGATCGCCTGGCGCAGGTGGGCCGCCGCTTCCACGTCCTCCCACTGTGACCAGTTGAAGCCCGTCAGCCGCTTGCCGAACGCCGACTTCTCGAAGGCGGCCCCGTTCTCGCCGTTGATCTGGTCGATGATCCGCCGCGCCATGGGCTCGTCCATGCCCATCGCGGCGAGGCGCTGCGTATTGGGGAGCCTGCCCGACTGCGCGGCATCGAACCATTTCTGGGCGATGAACTTGCCCACAACCTTCTGGCGGATCGAGTGCTCGGCGGCGAGGAACGAGACCTTGGACACGAAGTTGGACGCGATCCGGAGGCCCTTGTCGGTCGCACGCATCGCGTCGTTGAGCCGGTCCTTGACGGTCTTGGGCGGCGCATAGATATCCCCCTCCTCCGGTCCGGGCATCACCCGGCGGTTCATGTTGGTCATCGCGATGCCGACTTCGGTGAGTTCACGGGCGAGCTGGTTGTCGGCCTTCCCGCCGCGGGTCGCCTCGAAGAAGTCGCCGATATCCGGCATCGCCCGGAGCATCGTCCCCAGCGAGTGCTCGGCCATCGCGCCCGCCATCTCGAAGGAGTTGCGGAGCGACGTGTTCGGGTTGATCAGGCGGATGAAGGAGAGGTTCCGCAGCGTCCGCAGCGCCCGGTTGTAGGGTGTGTTCTGCTCGCCCGGTCCGCCGGTCTGGATGATCTTGGCCATCATGTCGATGCGGTCGAGGTCGGCCTTGATCGCATCGGAGTTGATCCCCTGCGCCACGGCCCGCTCGGCGAGGAGCAACTTCAACTGCGGCATGGATTCGATGGGGCGCTCGGGCGTCGAGAACTGCCGGTATACCTCGGCCATGCCCGCGAGCCCGTTCAACTGCTGGGAGTTGGACAGGACGATCCGCTCAAGGTTCTGGTCGATCACGTCATCGAAACTGAACTTGCGCCCGTCGGCGGCCTCGTGGACCGTCGAGGTCTCCATGCGGGTCTGCCGGCGGAAACGGGGCGGGTTGCCCGCGCCGGTACCCTCGCCCTCGGGGACTTCGGCCTTCTTCCAGATGAGACCTTCTATCTCTTCGGGAGTTAGGCTCGAATCGATCTCCCGCAACCGGCCCGCGATGAAGTCCGGGAGGCTCAACTGCATGTGGTTGGCCTCGGCCGCGTCGATGACGCCGCCCTGGCGACCGGCACCGAGCAACCAATCACGCGCGAGGGCGAGGTGCTGCTTCTCGCTCAGGTCGGCGTTCTCGGGGTGGGACGCAACATCTTCGTGCGCCCACTTGACCACCTGGTCCATCCCGAACGCCTTGATCGCGTTGTCGAGTTTGTCGCGGACGGTGTGGCGGTCGAGCAGCGTCGGGTCCCACTGGGTCTCGATCGCGCCCCGCACCCCGGCACGCTGGGCGTATTCGAGGTTGTCCTTCCTGATCTTCCGCGCCGTCGCCAGCATCCGGTCCATGTGCTCGTTGCCGGTGGGCATGGCATTCTGGCGGTACTGGCGTCCCAGCGTGTTCTGGAGTTCGTCGAAGGGGAGCGGTGTGCGCCCGGCCTCGTGCTCGGCCGCCGCGTAGGCCTTGTACGCATCGGTGTTGGTGTGCAGGAGTTCGTTGCTCTTGGCGTTCACCCGGTCCCGCGTCTGCTCGCGGGCGCTCCACGCGGCCACGCCCTTGCCCTTGGGCAGGTCGTCCCGGCCCATCATGTTCGCGGCCCAGGCGATGTCATCCGACTCGGACCTGCTCGCCATTCCCGCCATGCTGAAGCGGGCGCCCGAAGCGTTCTCTCGCGGTGTGCCTGACAGGTCGAGGTCCTGAAACTTGCGGACGTTCTCGGCCTTGTCGGCCCATGCTTTGAACACAGGGTCGTTGGCGGCTGCCGCGCCCATCGCCGTCAGTTCCTCGCCCGACTTGGGTTCGGGCACCGGTGGCTTGGGCAACTCCATCGACGGCGGTTCGGGCGGCGGCGAGGTGCGGACGATGGGGCTGGCGTAATCCTGTTGAGCGAGAATCCGCTGGCCGTCCTCTGGAGTGAGGGGAATCTTGCTCATCATGTGCCGGACGTAGCCCTTCATGTCGTCAACAGTGGGGAAGCCCTGATTGGCCGTCTTCCACGCGGTTCCTTCCAGCGCCGCGTCGGCCTCCTCCCGGTTCAGCCGCTTCTCCGGGTCCATCTTGGAAAGCCGATCAAGGGCGATCCGATACGGTTCCAAAGCCCGATCCCGCTGCTGGACATCCACAAGCGGGTGAGATTCCCAATCGGCCGCACCAACGTCGAAATGCTCGGGGTTCGGTTCCCCAGCGTTCAGCGACTTGCTCAGCCGGGCCAGACCCCCATCGAGATAATCCGAAAGTTGCTGGTTGAAATACGCCTTCCCCGGATCGCTCAGCACCTCGCTGGGCTTCTTCCCCAGCGCCTCGGCCTGCTGCTTGACCAGATCGAACTCCTGGTCCTTCATCGCGCCACGGGCCGCCGTGTCCACCACCCCGTCCAGCGACCGGCCGGTCGGGTGCAGGGCCGTCATCGCCCCGCCCAGGAAGAACTGGGGCAGGAAGTTGAGCATGATGTCCCGGCTCTGGTTCTGCTCATCGCTCGTCAGGGCGGCGTAGGCGGTCCCAGGAGCCGCCGCGGCCAATCCCCCGACCGGGAATCGGATCGAACGCGGCAAGCCCTCTGTGAGGCCGCCAGCGACCGCTGTGGTCAATCCCATCGCTCCCGCCAGCAGCACGTCCGAGTCACGGATCGTCGGGTCGCCGGCCTGCTTGAACTCCTCCATCGAAGCGAATGCGGCACCTGTTAGTAACCCGGCCCGTGTCAGTTGCGCGATCTTGCCTGCGCTCCCCACCGATGCCAGCCCACCCGAAGCGACCGTCGCGGCCACGAACGCCGGGTCAGCCAGGCTCGCCACGATCGACGCCGCCGTGCCGCCGACCCCCGCCGACCCCAGTTGCTCCCGGAACTTCTGCCGGTTCTTGTCCATGTTGGCGATGAACGCCGCGTGCGGGTAGCTCACGGCGTCGGCCAGTTGCGGCCACGCCGCGGGGTCCATCCCGTCAGAGAGTTCTTTGAACAGCTTGTCGGTCCACTGGAACTTCGGGTCCGGCTCCCAGAGCAAGGGCGAGGCGCCGATGCGGTTGAACGCGCTGGCTGTGAAGGTCTGTTCGAGCGCGGCCGTGCCAAGGTCGCCGAAGCCGGGCGTGCCCATCTCCCGCGACAGCGCAGCTTGCTTCCGGAGGCGGTCGGATTCGGGCTCGGCCACCTGCGGCTGCATTTGGGCGATGTCGGGCATGTGGGACTTTATCCGCCGGTCATCCCCGCGAACGGAGCGCCAAGGTCGAACAGGGGCTTGCGGCTCTGGTTCTCACGGAGCCTTCGCTTGAACAGTTCCCGCTGCACGTCTGGGTCGCCCTTGAGCACCTTCGCTCGGTTGACCAGTTCATCGGTCGTGAAGAACACGCTGTCGGAATCGGGCACCAATTCGGACTTACCTCCGGGCGTCAACTGCTCCCGCTTCTTCGTCGGCTCGACCGTCAGACCGGTGTGAGCGTTGATCATGGCCCAGAGACCGGTCTGGTCGTTGTACCGGAACGCGATGTCGCCCTTGTTCACGCCACCGTCGGCGTGCTCGGGCAGCTCCGCGTAGTCGCGGATGATCCCGTCGGCGACGTATCCGAACTCATCCTTCACGTCCGGCGGAACGGCCACGGCCTTGCTCGACCAGCCGTTGATCTCGATGCGGGACTTCTTGGCCTCGGTGATGGCCTGCGCCACAGACTGATCGGGCGGCTTGCCCAGTTTGGAATAGATCACGGCCAATGGCGCCGCGTCCCGCCACAGGTCCCGGTCGCCCTGCAGGGTCGTGTCAAGGATCTGGCCCACCTGCCCCAGCCGGACGGTATCGAGCGGCGACGGCGGCCGGTCGGCGGCACGGACGGCGTTCAGCATGGCCTCGCGCCGGTTGTCGCCGATGCCGGGCGATCCCATGAGCGCCTTGGTGCCTTCGTAGATTTCCCGCGTGCGCGGCGACAACTGCATCGACGCCAAGAGCCCCGGCGCCAGCCTGGAAACCCGGTCGTACTGCTCGCTCCCGGCCAATCCCGCCGCGATCAACTGCGGCTGGGCGATCCCCTGGTCGGTCGCGCCGAACGCGGCTTCCGACAACGATTCGGCCCCGCCCTTGATGCTGGACTCCAACTGCGGCGGCACGTAGGCATTCCGCCCGAAGTCCTGCACGATGCGGTCCTGGATCTCTCCCGGCGACTGCTGCTTGGCCGCCCCGTCCTTGATGATGTCGAGCGCCTTCTGATTGGCCACGTCATCGAGCAACTTCGCCTTGGGGATGTCGAACGCGGTCCCGTCGCTGTGCTGGTCGGTGTACTTCTGGATGTTGAACCCGCGCCCGGCGTCCCACAGGGCCGATGCCTGCTGCTGGGCGGTCTGGGTCATGGCCGTCTTTTCGGCCTCTTTGGTGGCAGCCTTGGCGTCGGCGATCTGCTGATTCTCGTGGGCACGAACCTGATTGCTCAGGGACAACAGGTACTTCGCCGGGAGCGAGCCCCTGTTGTCGGTGATGATCTGCTGGGCTTCCCCGAACCGGCTGTCCAGTTCCTTCTCGGCGACCGCGTTGGCCGCTACGTCCTCGGCGGATTTCTGGTTCTCTGTGGCCAGCGACCGCGCCCGGTCGTGCTGGACGTGGTGCTCAGTTTCGACTTCCCGCTGGAGCGCGTGAACGTCAACCCCGATCTTCTGGCCCTGATCGGCGATGAACTCGTGGATCGTCGGGTACGGGACATTCGTGTCCAGCATCTTGCCGACGTTCTCCTTGATGTCGGCGAGGTCGCGGGTCTCCTTGGTCTTGGCGGCGGTGTCGATGTGGTTCTGCGCGAGCAGCCGCTCGGTCGCAAACTCGTTGTTCGCGTCGTACTTGTTGACGCCTTCCAGAATCTTCGTCGCGCCCTCGGGGTCCTGTACCGCCAGCGCCTTCGCCTTGTCCAGCGATGACTGCACGATCAGGCCCTTGATCTTCTGCGTGGACACGTTCGGCGCCGCCGCCTTCATGTCCGCCGCCGCCCTCTCCGCATCCGCCGGGTCGGTGAACCCCGCCACGCCCGCGGCCCGGAGCGACAGGTCGTCGGTCTTCTGCTGGTTCTGCAAGAACTCCCGCCGCACCTCGATCGCCTTTGCCACCGGCTCGGTCATCAGTTCCTTGGCCTTGAGCGTGTAGGCCGGGGACGCGCCCGCCGGGATCGCCGAGTTGATGATCTCGTCCGGGCTGCGGGTCTCGGTCCCCTCGTGGATCTGGCCGATGATGCCGGGCAGGATCGCCCCGGTGCTGACGGCTGCGTTGCCCTGGTCGGCGAGCTTGGCCTTCTCTTCCACCCGCGCCCGAGCGATCCGGGCGTACCGCGACTGCACACCGATCTCGTGCCCCAGAGACCCGGCCTCTCCCAGCACCTTGGAGAGCCCCTGCGCGAGGATCATCCCGCGCGACACCGCCGGTTGCGGCACCGCCAGCCCGGGGGCCGTCAGCGACTCGTCCACGGGCATCGGCTGGACTTCGGGCGGCCGGTTCGGGCGCACGAGCCCGGCCGGGTTGCGTCCCTCAAGTGCGGTGTAGGGGAGTTGGCTCATGGTTGATCAAACGGGCCCACCGGGGCGTTGTCCCTTGCTCGGGAAAGTCCGCCGCCAAGGTTGATCCCCTGCGCCGCGCCGCCCAGCGTCCCCTCGAACCCCGACAGGAGCGTGTTGCGGTACGAGCCCGACAGCCGGGCCAGCTCGGCGTTCAGGTCGCTCCCGATCCGGGCGCTCGCCGACGCCGTGTTGGTCCGGAGCACGTCGAGGTTCAGCGCCGAGTCGAGGTCGTTCTGGCGGTTGAGCGCCGACAGCGAACCAAAGTCCGCCACGCCGCCCTCTGCCGACGCCAGCCGGATGCGGCCACGGATCTGCTCCTGGCGACGCAGCACCTTGAACTGCTCCAGCTTCGCGGCATCCGACACCTGCTTGGACTGCACCTGCGCCGCCCGCTGCGCCGCCTGCTTGGAGGCGTTCGCCGCCTTGTTCTGCTGCTCGGCGGAAACCGCGGCCGTAGTGGTGCCCGCCGCGGCACCGATGGCCCCGATGATCAGCGCGGTCTCTCCGATGCCGAAGTCAGCCATTCCTGATCCCGAAGGCGTAGTCGCCCTGCTGCTGGTACGCCGAGATCGTCAACTGCTTGGGGCTGTTGCTCTCGATGTACACCGTCATGTGCTCCCCGTCGCCCTCGGTCATGTCCACGAACCGGCCCGTGTCGATCACGCCCACCGGGGCGAATGAAGTCGTGATATCGGCCCGCGCATCATCGTAATCGCACCGCACGCTGAAATCCCCGGAGTTCTGGTAGGCGATGACGATGGACGACAGCAGGATGGCGATCATCTGGTCCGGCACACCCTGCCCGTCCCGGAAGTACGGCGGCGTCAACTGCAACTGGAAGTCGAAGTTCCGGCCAAGGAAAGCGAGCCCGGCGTAGTTCCCGGCGATGACGATGGTGTTGCCCGAGTACACCGCCGTCGAGAGGTCCACCACGGTCCCGCTGGTCTTGAGCACCGCGCGGTTCAGCGTCGAGCCCGGGGCCGGGAACGGGAGCGTCCAGGTCGTGTTGCCCGCCGCGAACACGCCCGTCAGTTCGATCCGGCGGTCAAGGTGGATCGTGTAGGGATACCCCGTCTGCGGGTCCTCGCGGGACAGGCTCAGTTTCTCGAGCATGTAGTCGGTGTTGCTCCAGCGACCGACCCCGGCGGAGTTGTTGGCACCCACCGTCGTCGTCACCGGGACCGAGAACGAAGTGGCGTCGATGACCGTGATGACCCGTGCCCCGTCGATGCTGGGCGTGCTCTGGGTCTCGGACAGGTACACCGTGTCACCCGAGATATGCCCGTGGTTGGTCTGTGTTGTCACCACGGCCGAGCCCGCCGCCGTGATGCTGGTGATCAGGCCCGTGGTCTCGGTCAAGAGGATCGCGTCTCCCTTGACCACGCAGACATCCACTAATCGCACCTGCGAGTCGAACACGTAATCAACCCACTCGGATTGCTCTTTGCGGGTGTTGTCCCAGAAGGCGCGGTACACGAACAGCTTGGAAGTTGACCCGTTCCCAGTCGGAAGCACGATCAGGACGTACTCATTCACCCCCGCGCACATGGACCGCAGCGACATGGGCAGCAGGTCCCGCACGTGCGCCGAAATCTCGCCCGCGTTATAGATCACGTTCAGGGCGTCGAAGTACATCTCCCACGCCACGCTCTTGTTCGTGCGCGGGCCCAGAAAATACAGGTACGGCCCCATCGACGCGGGCCGGATCGAGTAGGTCACGTACCGCGTCCGGGCTGTCCACGATGCACTCGAAGGCGTCAGCGCGTCCGGGCTCCCGAAGACGTACTGCCGGCCGCCCTTGCTGAACGCCATCAGCGTCCCGTTGAAGTCGGCCACGAAGTCCACATTCACGACTTCCTTGCCGCCGAACGGGGCGTCCACCGGGTCAGAGTCCACGACGTTCTGGTAGTCGGCGAGGTAGAAGTTGAAGAAGTCGTTAGCCCGGCTGAAGACCGCGAAACTGCCGCCGAAGATGCCCAGTCGGCCCCGGTGCACCGCGATATCCGTGATCGCCGATCCGCCCTTGGTCCAGGTGCCGGTCCCGCCAGTGCCGACACCCGTGACCGGGACCGTGAAGGTGTTGTCGTCGATGACCGTCACCGGGTAGGAGCCATCGACCGGGTGCGTGAGGCCCGCCAGCGCCACCACGTCGCCCGTGCGCCGCCCGTGCAGCGGGGCCGTGAGGCTGGCCGGGTTGGTCGCCGTCACCGCCGTCACCGTGCCGGACTTCTGGAAAATCGAAGGGCTGGGGTTGGTCTTGCCGTCGCCGGACATTCGCGGCGTCGGGATCACCGGGTCGATCGTGAAGTTGCCCGCCGAGACCCGCGTGAGCTTGACCGGGAACTTGGTCGAGTCGATCCCTCCGTCCGCCGAGCCCGTCTGCGACACCTGCGTCCACCGGCTCGCGGGAGTCAGCGTGAGCGACCCCGTGCCCGCCCCAGCCGTGATGGTGGACCCCGACAGGGCGAACGGCTGCCCGGCCCCTGTGAGGTCGTAGCCCGTGCTGGGAGCCCCGACCGAGTAGACCGTCGCCCCGGCGCCGCGGAAGGGGCTCGTGACCGTGAAGTACCCGGCGAGGGACCCCACGGGCGTCCACGAGATCAGGGCGTCATCGGCGCCGGCCACCCGGAGCGCCGTCTGAAGGTCCTCGGCCACCGCGAACATATCGGCCAGCGCCACACCGTTGTTGGGCCGCTGCACGTCGAAGGTCACGATGACGCCGTAGATGACCTGCGCCGACCCGGTGTCCGCGCCCGGCGATGTCGCCAGCGTGATCGAGTTGGCGTTGACGCGGGAGGTGATCCGGTACGGCCCCGCCGCGAGCCCGCCGGTGGCCTCCATCTGGATGTAGTCGCCGTCCTGAAAGACGTAGTTCGCGAACGCCCCGGTCTTGGTCAGCGTCAGCGTGCCAGCCGTCCATGTCCCGCCCGTGAACTGGATGTCGTACTTCCGGAAGGTGATCGAGAACCCCATCGGGCTGTCGAGGGTGTTGTCGTAGATGCCGACGGAACTGGCGAGTTCCCGCCCCGTCACCACCGCGAACTTGATCGTCGCGAAGGTGGTCCCGTTGACGTTGTACTGGTAGTACCCCGCGGGCTTGTTGGCATCGAGGTCCTGTTCGCGGGCCTGCGAATAACTCGCATCGGCGGGCGTCTGCGCGGTCATGATGCCGTAATCGCGGTAGATCCCGGCCACCGAGTAGGTCGGCGCCGGAACCGTCCCGGCCACCACGTTGATCGCCGTCAGGAGCGTGCTGTCCTTGTCGATGGGGATGCACCGGAGCTGATCGGCGTTGGCGTTGTTCAGGTACGTCTGCGCCGCCGTCGCGATCGTGACCGATGCCTCGGCTCCCCCCATCCTGAACACGCGGAACACCGTGATGCCGGTGGTCGCGGGCTTGCCGAACAGCATCACGTACTGCTCGGTATCGTCGATGACCAAGGGCGAGGTGCGGTAGTTCTCGCCGCCGACCAGCGTGACGGCCTGCCGGTACTCGGTCCCGGGCCGCTTGCTGGTCCCATCGACCACCGAGACGTGGCAGTTCTTGGCCTCGGTGCACTGACCGGGAAGCCGTAAATGTGGCGGTTGATTTGAAATCCCGCGCGCCGGGATCGGAACCGGCATCAAAACTCTGGATTGGTCCCGTTCCTGTCGCCGCTGCTTCTGGGCCATCGCGAACAGTGTATCCGGCCTAGTCCATATGCTGAGTGCGGTTCGCCCCGCGAACAAGGGTTATTGCTGTTGCCGCCCTTGCGCCTGAGAGACCGCCGCGAGCGCGGGCGTGGGGTTGATCGGCTCGGCCACGAACCGCATCTTGATCCGGTCTGCCACAAGGTCCGCGATCATCGCCTCCTCCTTCAGGTAGGCGTCCATGTCGGGGGAGCCCCGTGTCCGGCGCTGGAACACCGTCGCCGCCGCCGCCACCACGATGTCCTTGGTGCGCGGCTGCATGTTGTCGAAGTCGAGCCAGAGGACTTGATCGACCATGATCGGGGTCTGTGTCCCGAAGTTGCTGGTGCGGTTGTCCATGTCCCACAGGTACGTCGCCCCTCCGGTCCCCCGCATGGTGAGGTTGCGGGCCTGGCTCGATCCCGAGCCACGGACCCACAGGACCGTGTTCGCGAGCGTCACCGTGAACGCCACCGCGATCGGCGTGACGGTCGTGAAGTAATCGGTGTTGTCCGGCCAGCCCATCGTCTGGATGCGGCGGCTCATCCGGTCGAGGATGTACTCGGCCTTGCTGGCGATGCCGGTGCCGTAGGTGAGTGCGGGCCATGCGCCGGAGGATTCCAGCGCGCCCATCCGCGCCTGGTTGTTCGACTCCAGCATCTCGTTGACGGCTTCGAGTTTTGAGAGTCCGCACACAGCCATTTAGTCTTCACCCCAGAGGTTTATGCGTTGCGCCAGCAATGGCTTTGGTGGAACCCCGCGACCACATTCCTCTTGAGCGAGCAATAGCCAGACTTCTTTTGCCGTTAGAGGCAACTCCCGCACAAAGGTCCGTGGAGTCTTTTCTTCGCTTCCAGCATTATTCTGTTCTGCATCCATGTCAGTTTGTCAGCCTCCCGACGGTGC